ATTCCTCACTTTATGTTAGTATGTTATAACTTTCTCTATTTTTCACGAAAAAAAAAATAAGACCTAATATATAGTATATAGTATAATAAACGCAGAAAAAAGTCAAAAACGCCTCTCAAACCAACATACCAACATGAAGGTCTGATTATCAGCACTTTAGCCCGAAAAATACAACATGCTTTCAACATATACTATAGGTCTTTCAACATATCTATGGGTTTTTCACCATGAGCTAAAATCAGCTTACTAAAGCTCCGCTGTCACAAATAATTGTATCTTTGTGGCATGAAGAATAGCAAGCCAAGAGTAAGGGAGGGTATGGTTGTCGGAAATCGTAAATCATACGCTAGAAACATGCGTGCTGGTGTTACACCTATGGACAACAATGGTGACCACTCTACACATGTAATGTCTTGGGGAGGTGGAGGTCCTGGATCTAAAAAGTACAAGTACTCTGTAAACCCAACCATCTTTACAGATGACAAGGGCAAGACATGGAATAACTTGAGCGAAAAGCCTAAAGAGGCTTATGATGAGGCGAAGAAACGTGGAGAGGTAATTGGATTCAGATCTGCCAAGCGAGCTGAGAAGTTTGCGGCTGGAAGTTGGAAGAAAGGTTCGGACAGAAAAGAGGCGATGAAGAACTACAGAACTGCGAAGAAAAATAAAGAGTTGTATACTCAGTCTGAACAGTTTAAACAAGAAAAGAAATCTAGAAGATAATGCCGATAGTTAGAAGAACCAGAGAGGTCACCAAGACGGAAGGTGGCAAGCATGTCGAGATCAGCAGATACAACAAGCTGACTGGAAAGGGTGTGTTTAAGGAGAAGGACATCGAGTACAAGACAAAGGAGGGTCCTCGTGTCAAGTATGTAGAGAAACAAACAGTGAGGAGAGACAAGGACAAGGACTGGAAGTCATCCAAGGAGTCAAAGAAGTTGATGGTTGGAGGAAAGAAGGTAAAGTCGGAGTCGTTCTTTACGAAATATAAAAACAAATAAAAATGGAAGCAGGAACAAAGTTCATAGGGATAAACCCTAACGTAAACACGGTCGAGAAGAAGTCGGCACAAGCAAACTCACCTACAGAGGTGTACACAATCGAGGAGATCCGAGGTGGATACAAGTCGTTCGTTGGGTATTTTTCGGTATACACAGTTTTGGTATCATATGAATCACTTACAGTTGGAAATAAATATCTTATTGTATCAAATGACGGTAACGCAGACTTTACTAATGTTGGTGCTGGAGACAATAGTGTTGGGACACAATTTGAAGCTACTGGTGCAGATCCAACATCATGGGGTGATCCAAATGCTTCATTGGTTGATCTTAGCCAGTCTAAGTACCAGATTGTAGAGAACTTTAACTCTCTAGATTTTAGTCCAGAGATTTTGGTAAATCTAACCAACACACCTACAAAAACAATAGCTGGAATAGACATTCCGTATGAATACAACTCAGATAAAATATTTGTAAACATGCCAGGTTTTGGTCAATACGGTTATAATATGTCCTACACGATTAATGATTATTTTGACATAACTATTTTTTCTGGATATCCGATTATTGAAAATGTAGAAAATCAACCTATCGAGATCAGAATCTACGAATAAATCAAAAAAATACAAAAATGAGTGCCCAGATGTAAATATCTGGGCATTTTTGTTTATATTTGCATCAAATTTAATGAAATATGATACCAAAAAGAGTTTATTTAGGTAATTCTGGGCACGAAAAGCTAAAAAACGGAATTAGAAAGCTGACTGGAGCAGTCGAATCGACGCTCGGACCATACGGTGAGACCGTACTGATGGAGTCAGAGCACCATGTAGGCGGTGTAGTCATCACGAAGGACGGTGTATCGATCGCCAAGAACATCAACCTGTACGATCCAGTGGAAAATCTAGCTGTGAGCATCGTAAAAGAGGCTGCAAAGAAGACCGCTGTGGCTGCTGGTGACGGTACGACTACATCTATCGTGTTGACGAACGCCATTCTGGAGGGTGCAGACAAGTACATGGAGGCATGGATGAACAAGACGAATGTGATCCGACACATCAACAAGATATTGGAGGATTCGATTTCTTTCCTTTCGAAAAAGGCTAGGCCAGTAAATGGCACTGATCTGGTTGATGTTGCTACCATCTCGGCAAACAATGACCCAGAGCTGGGTAAGATGATCGCTGACGTGTACGAGCAGGTGCGTGTAGTTACAGTTGAGAACTCAAAGACACCAGTCACGTACTCTGAGATCATCCATGGTATGAAGGTGGACCGAGGTTGGTCTAGCAAGTTCTTCGTTACGGACGAGAAGAAGGAGGAGTGTGTTCTTGAGAACCCATACGTTTTGTTGTGTGATCTTGAGATAAACAACTTCCAGTCTATCTTCAACGCCATCGAGCCAGTTGTGAAGCAGGGACGACCGTTGTTGATCATCGGTAATCTGTCGCAGAACGCACAGAACACATTGAATCTTAACGTGGTGAAGAAGGTTATCAAGGCATGTCACATCCAGCCACCATCTATGGGCTACCGTAAGGACGATCTTATGAACGACCTGTCTATGGTCCTGGGTGCACGTATCTACTCTGAGAGAACTGGTGATGACTTGCAGTTGATCGAGTTTGAAGGTCTGGGCCAGGCGTCCAAGGTGATCGTGTCTAAGGACCGAACGATCATCATGCGTCATGCCAATGCTGACGACGAGGCTATCGAGAGTTATATCGGTGATTTGAAGGAGCAGTTGTCGGAGGCAGTTACACAGACAGAGAGAAACGACTTGATGGAGCGTATTGCAAACATCAGCGGAGGTGTAGGTGTTATTCACGTAGGTGCAAACTCTGACATCGAGCAGAAGGAGAAGTATGACCGTGTTGACGATGCAGTTCGTGCGGTAGGTGCGGCACTTGAGGAGGGCATCCTTCCTGGTGGTGGAGTTGCACTGGCACGTGCACTTGAGAACATCAAGGATGATGGCAAGAATAAGGAGTACTCAGTTGCGGCAGATATCATGACGTATGCTATGGCAAAGCCTATCGTACAGATCATGATCAATGCTGGACTTGACTACGAAGTTATCTGTGATAACTTGTACAAGAAGAAGTTCGACTATGGATATGACGTAAAAAATGCAAAGTACGGATCGATGTACAAGATGGGTGTAATTGACCCAGCATTGGTGACTAAGAGTGCATTGAAGAACGCAGTGTCTGTAGCTACGACGATTATGTCAACACAAGCGATTATTACTAACATGAGAGAGGACGACAATGAAAAGAATTAGATATTACAATACGTGGAAATGGTGGGGAGTAGTATGTTTAATCCCTATGATAGCTATTGACTTTGATGATCAAGAAGTTAGATTAGCATGGATTATTTGGCAACTTGAAATCAAAATAAAATGAAAAGTATAAAGCCTATTAATAAATATATGCTCGTCAGCAAGGTTGTTGAAGAGATGAAGTCTCAGTCTGGACTCCTGTACACATCGCAGGAGTCTTCGGACATGAGATATCAGAAGGCAGAGGTTATTGCTGTAGGAAATCTTGTAGATGTTATCAATCCAGGGGACAGCATCTTGTACGACAAAGTGTACGGTCACGAGACCATTATTGATGGAGTGACCTATACTGTCATCACCGAGATGAACGTGGTCGTAGTTCTGTAGGATTTCATATCTTTGTGGTATGGGAAAAGTATACGAAAAATACAGCAACGAGACATATGCTTCTAAAGCTGCAATGAAAAAGCACGAGAAGGGCGAGTCTAAGAAAGAGCAGGCTATGGAGGGAGAAAAGCCTTCAGATCATAAGAAGATGATGTTCGGACGTAAAAAGAAGAAGTAATGAAAGCAAAGGTTAAATACTCTGAGGAGACTGGTATCCAGAAGATGGTACGCATGAAACAAGAGATGAAGCGTGCAAAAGAGATGGATGAGGCTATGATGGAGGCCCGTGCTATGCATTATATGCACGGTTCTTTTGATATTCCAATGCCTAAGATGACATACGGACGTAAGAAGAAATGATTATAGTTCGACCACTAATTAAAGCTCTAAGTAAGATCATGGAGCTACCGAAAGGTAGTTTCCTTGATCCTACCACTTTGGGTAGTGGTGATCCAGATGATACAAACTTCTTGCGTGGAGATGGTACATGGTCTACTCCTACTGTAGATGGATATGTACCAGAATCCAGAACAATAACTATAGATGGAGTATCACAAGACTTATCTACTAATAGAACTTGGAATGTTATACCATCTGGTGGCACTACTGGTCAGATACTAGCAAAACTAGACGATACAAATTACAATCTTGAATGGATAGAAAATTTTGCTAATTATACATCTACATTAAAACATCAAGTAAAAGCTGGAGAGGCTATTACCAAGGGTCAAGCTGTTTATGTAAGCTCTGCCGATGGTACTAATATGATTGTATCCAAAGCATCTAATGCTACAGAGGCAACATCAAGTAAAACGATGGGTTTAATTGCACAGACTTTAGCTAATAATGGTAAAGGATTTGTAATTACAGAAGGTTTGTTGGCAGGTTTAAATACCGCATCAGCTACAGCTGGTGATCCAGTTTGGTTAGGTACTGGTGGTAATCTAATTTATGGACTTGCAGACAAACCAGTAGCTCCAGCACATCTTGTATTTATTGGAATAGTAACTAGAGCTAATTCAAGCAATGGTGAAATATTTGTTAAGGTACAGAATGGGTTTGAATTACAAGAACTACATAATGTATTAATAACATCTCCTACTGGAGGTGCTAGTTTAGAATATCAAGCATCAACATCATTGTGGATAGATGCAGGGATACAGTGGACAATAGAACTAATAGATGCATTGACTATTGATGTGTATGCTCCATACAACATGAAGATAGATTCTGTAAGCAATGTAAAGAATGCACCTACAACTACACTTAGTAAAAACGGATCTGCATATACATTGGGTACATCTATTTCTATGGGTGATAAGATTACGGTAGCTGTATCTGTTGCAGCTGTTGTCAACTTGAATATATCTAAGTCATGAGTGATAATCGTTACATAAAGGCAGTTGCATCAGCCGCTGCTCCAGTTGGAGCGAAAAGGATAAAAACTGGACAGACGGTAAGTTATAATACTGCGGATGACGGAGCTACACAGCGTGGTAGATCAACAGATTTTTTGACTCTTGCTAGTAACAATCCATTTGGGACAACATCTAGATTTACAAATAAAACTGGGGGGACTACATATCCATCTATTAAGGTTACATATGACTGGAGTACATATGATGGAAGTACGGTACTTGCATATTACTTTGGTGATATGAGCAGTACAAGAGCTTTGGCAACTCAATTAACACAGTATACTGGTAGCACATTTGACGGTCTTACTGGATGGTATCTAACAAATTTCCAGGAGATGACTAACATAATGAATGCTGGTCTATGGAACAACTACATGTTAAACTACCCACCATTTAGCACTACTCTTAGATACTTCTGGATATCATCTCAGCCATCTGGTACGACTGGAGTTGCAACAGATTTAGCTGCAAGTGGAGCTTTTACTGCAACTGCAAAGACAAATGCGTTATATGGTATATGGGTTAGAGTTTGTACTGTAAGTGGAACTACAATAACATAGAAATGAGATATAAATTCCCTTTGTTTGAAGATTTTATTGAGGATCCTATGGTGGAGGTATCAACTATAACTATTGACATAAAAAACAAGACGTGTCGTGCTGATTTAATTATTACAAAGGATTTAAATGAGTACGGTGTGAGTCTAGATGGATTTACATACAAGTACCCATTTAAAGAGGAGGAAATGTTTACATGGATATTTTCCGAGTTGACAAAGTATGAGGTTGACTAGTACTCTATTCTGGTAGATACCTTGTTCTTTCTTACATGTTCGTTAAACTTCTTTACGGACATCCATAAAACACGGTCTGAATACTTGCGTGACGTTACTAATGGATTGTGTTTAGAACTCTCTGGTATCTCTACCTCACCGTTTAGTTGTTTGTATAGATTGGTGCAGACATGTCTGCCGTGTCGTGTAAGCTCATAGAGCCTATAGCTGCCACGATACTTGTCGTGCCACATATGAATCCACCCATCATCTTTAAGTCTCGCAAATCGCTTTATATCCCACGACATGGTGTTTGTGTACTCCTTGTAGTCGTAGTATGTGAATAGTCCCTCAGAGTATAGGTAAAGAAGCACCTCAAGATCTTGTTCGGACAGGTTGTACTTTATCTGAGTGTACCGTCTTACCACCCTCCAGTACTTCAAGAAGTCGTTCTTTACCTGTCTTCTGGTGTAATGTCTCTGGATTTGCTTTTTGATTTTCATATGTCAACAAATTTCGTAAATTTGCAACTGATATGCAAATAAAAGTGATCAAAAAACAAAAGGGTGTCGGAGACACCGTTGAGATGCTTTTGAAGGCTACTGGAATCCACTATATTGCTAATGCAATACAGAACGGAGATCCGACTCAGCCGTGTAAACCATGTCAACAAAGAAAAGAAGAACTGAATAAAAAGTTTCCTTATGGGACAAAGCAAGACATCTAAGTACTACGCAGAGAACCCGACGGCAGCTGAGAAGAGACGAGAGTCTCAGAGAAAGATAAACAAGAAGGCTGGAATGTCTGAGTATCGTGCCTCGTTAAACAAGGCCAACAGGAAGGCTGGAACATATGGTAATGGTGATGGCGTTGATATGTCTCACACAAAGGCTGGAAAACTTGTAAAGGAGAAGGCCACAAAGAATAGAGCCAGAAATGGTGCAAACGGAAAAAGTACAAAGAAATGAGAACTTGGAATGAGATTTTGTCAGCAGCAGCTGGAACAATTGTGTTGAATGATACTAGTGAATATACTGGGAGAGTTGCAGCAATTCATGTAATTGGAGATGCAGTATTTACTACATTAAATGATGCTAAAGGTAATACAAAGACAAACTATATTACTACTCCTGCTACAGCTGTAAAGGCAGGTGCTATGCTTACTCCGTTTGACAAGCAGAATGAGTTCAGCACAGTTAAATTAGCTAGCGGATCCGTAGTTCTTGTTTTGTGATGACATCATTTGATCTAGCAGGAATAATCAAGAAGCACGGAGTAATAGGTGTTCTGTGTGCATGGTTAGTATATACTAACATGAGACTTACAGATGTAGAGGATAAGCTTTACAACTGTTACGATCAATCAAGATTCGCTGCTATGTCTAATAGGTCATTGAACAGCAGCATAAAACCATCAGAGAAGATATATGCAGTTCTTCCAGAAAGAAAGAGAAGATCAAATGAAGAAGTTCTGGTTTGAAGTTATGGAGGGAACTCTGAAGAGAGACGGTAAACACTCGTCAACTCTTTGGACAATGGCCATATCTATGTTCCTTTTTTCATTCATGTCGTTGATTGATTTTTTGATTAATGGTATCGATGTTCAGATTATGATAATACTGGCATGTATGGCTACTGGAGTTAAGATAACAGATGCGGTAAGTAAAAAGATAAAGTCATGAAGAAGATAACGTACTCAGAGTTTGTGTGGTTTTTATTGGTTATTGCTGGATCATTATTATTTTTTAGTTTAATGTCCTCATGTTCTATAGAGCATCATTTAAGCAAAGCACAGAAGCATATTAGAATTGCAAAGAGAAAGGGAGCCAGTGTCATACCAGACACGGTGTGGCATTATATGTATACTCTAGATACGGTATACAACGTAAAGAATAACATGTACGAGACTAGGCATGTAATTAAAGATAGCTTCCCGTATGTTGTTACAAACACGATATCTGCTGGAATGACTCGTCAAGAGCGTAAAGCAATGGAGGATATGTTCAAACACATGGAGCGAATGATGAAGCTTCAGAACGACAGTCTTAAGTTGGCACTAAAGGCAGAGGTGAAGAAACATAAAGAAGATGGTAAAACTGATAGAACAACTGTCAGAAGAGAAAACAGCAAGCCTTGGATATGGGTTATAGTTGCTGGACTAATACTAGTATGTGTAATATTAATTAAATTCAAATAGATATGTTGACTACTCAGCAAGCTACAAAGAAGTACGGAACCCCATCAATTACTGGTGCAGAGTACTTGGTTACATTAGAACTTCCTTATCCGATGCGTTTGGCATGGGATCTCGACACAAAGGTTAATAAGATGCGAGTTCACAAGTTAGTTAAGGACAACTTCAAGGCTGTTTTTGACGATCTACTTGCACATTACGGATACGAAAAACTTGTAGAGTTAGGAATTGATCTATTTGGAGGATGCTTTGCGTACCGTAAGATGCGTGGGGGTACATCATGGTCTAAGCACTCTTGGGGCATTGCAATCGATCTTGATCCAGTTCGTAATCAGTTGCATGAAACTAAAGCAACAGCTCGTTTTGCTCGTCCAGAATATAAGCCGATGATCGATATCTTCTATAAGCACGGATTTATAGGTTTAGGGCCAGAGAAAAATTTTGATTGGATGCACTGGGAAATTTCTGCTTGAGTAAGCATTTTGAAATAAAAAGATAATGGCAAAGATAAAATCACAAGACCTAGTAATTAAGGCAAAGAAGGTTGTAACACGACCAGGCGTTCATTCGAAGAAGAAGACATCTAAGTTGAAGACAAGCAAGAACTACAAGAAGTCATACGCTGGACAAGGGCGTTAATTTTTGTCACAAATATTTACTAAATTTGTTACATGGGAAAAATTAATAACTATAGCGTTGAATCTGTAAATCCTGGAGACAGAGTATTGTGTTCAGATGCATCTACTGGAGAGACAAAGAATGTAACTGCACAGTCAATTTCTAATCTAGCTTCTTCATCTGTTGTATATAGAGCTTATTTAACTCAATCTGGCACGTCTGCTCCAGTTGCAACTGTGCTAGATGGTAGTACAATTACTGGTACTTGGGCGTATATTGAGACTGGAAGATATTCATTTACTCCTAGCGTTTCGTTGTTGGATAAAAAAGTAGCAATTATTTTTTCTATAAATGTAAATACTGGAATAGAGGTATGTCTTGATGACAGAGATGATGTTAAGGCTATCATTGCTACATATGCTAATGGCACATTATCAAATGCTCTTATTTTAGATCAATATGTTGAGATTTTAATTCATACAATTTAAGAATATGAAATCAATTAAACCAAAGACAATAAAGACACCTAAGATGTCTGCACCAAAGGTTACAGGTAAGGATAAACCGTCAATGAAGAGACTCTGTGGAAATCGTTCTGGAAAATAGACTACCCTACGGACTCTGCATTGGAATTGAATATTTTGGCATGGAGGACAACCTATTGCCAACATTACAGATAAGTTTGCTCTTTTTAAGGGTGCACTTTATTTTTTATTAAATTTGCAGATAGTTATAACTAATAAAAACAATAAATAATGGCAAGGACCAATACCAATACAAGAAAGGTTGTATCACAAACTACGACAAAGAAGTCTGTAGTTACAACTACAACAAAAAAACCTGTAGTAACAACTACAACAAAAAAGCCTGCGTCAGACGGTGATCTAAGGCCAGGAGAAAGAAGAGTTCCTAGCAGATACAAGCCTTTTAGTCAGCAGAATTATAACAGAGCTGATATACTTCCTATGGAACCAGCAGATACGGCTACATTTTCAAAACCTGGGTATAGAGTAGATTTGTCTAGAAGTAAAAAAGTAGTATCTAATGGAGTTACTCGTGGGTATCAAGAGACATATATTAAATTAGCTCCTAATAGCGGTAAAAAAACAACTCCTGTTAAGCCGCCTGTTGTAAAAGAAAAAGTTGAGGTTGGAAAATTGGCCATTAAAAAACCTAAGACTATTGAGACAGGTAGTAAAAGTGAACTAGTTAAAGGTCCAAAACCAACTCTAGAAGTTCCAGTAGAGGTTAAATATAAAAAAGAGCCTAAAGTTAAGGCTCAATCTAAGGGAGGTAAGCCATTACAAAGACTAGCTACAAATGCAAAGGCAACTGCAAAGAATATTGTCGGACCAGCTAAATTTAAGCGTGAAGAAAAACTGGCTGGTGCATACGAGAGAGTTGGTAAAGCTGTATCTACAAAAGGTAACTCTGCAAAACAAAATATTAAAGACATAAAAGAATTTAAAAAATATGTTAAATCAGAGGAGGGTCAAAAAAGATATGGTAAAGAAACTAAATCTCTAAAAAAGGATTTGAATCAATCAAAGAGATATATTAAGAGAGAAGAGAAGGGTAAAAACAAGTATTTTAATCAAGAGGCTTTAAATAAGACTCAAGAGATGACTCAAGCAGAATTGAAAAAAAGCAAGGGTAAAAAACAAGCTGGTAGAACTAGATTCTCTTAATTTTAAAAAAAAATCAAAAAAAAGTAACTCATCATTTGGTGGGTTATTTTTTTTTATATATATTGCAATCATAAAACAATCAAACATTATGAAAAAAACAATTTTTACAGCAATGATGCTCATCGGGATGATGGGATCTGCACAGACAATCGAAAATCCAATTGTAGTTAATGGAGACTCTTTAGTATTAGATATTTGGACATCTCCAGATTATGACACTAACACAAAAAGATTCTCTACTAAAAACAGAAGTGAAGCTTTAAATATTGCTATGGACATTATGTATAAGACTTATGGTCGTATAAAATGGCCAGAAACAGAAGATTCTAATTTCAATGAAATTGCAACTACTGAATGGATCTTACCTAATAATTCATTTGTTCAGTTTGTAAGAAATGAAAAAGATGGATTGTATTTTGTAGTAATATACCAATAAATATCAACAACAAAACTAGCCAGGCCTTCAAGTCTGGCTTTTTTTATTTATATTTGCTGAAAATTAAATCAAATGACAAAAATCAAGAACATTCAACCAGAAGGGTTGAGCACAGAAGAATTCGAGAAGTTGTCCGCACTTAACCGTGGATATTCAGAGGCAAAAGCCAGAGTGGCAGACGCTGCATTATTTCACAAGCGATCAGTTGATGCATTGGATAAGATCGAGGAGTTGCTCCGAGGTCACCAGAATGAACTTGCAACCAAGTATGGTGAAGACAAGAGCATCGACATGAAGACTGGAATGTTTGTGTAATGATCCGCAAGATTTCTGTAGGTATTGACCTACTAAATGCAATGCACTTTATTGTTGGTCAGTCCGTATGTAAGGACACCCATAAGATTGTCGAGATCAGACGTTCTGATGATGGGTATCATATCCGTATCAAGAATGAAAACGAGGAGATAGTTTTATGGAAGACGATCAATAACTTTATGCCAGTCACTATTGAATATGATCTCAACTTCTAACATATGCGTTCACTAGACTGCTTCATAGTAAAACCTTTAGGCGGTAAAAGATACAACAACACAAAGGACATAGACGGTAAGGACTTTATCTTGTCGTCGTCACAGGAGGACCACACTGTGACAAATAGAGAGGCTGTAGTTGTTGCTTTACCTATGCGTAATTATAACGGACCGATAAAGGTTGGCGACACGGTTATCGTTCACCACAACATGTTCCGAATATACTACGACATGAAGGGGCGTGAGAGAAGCAGCTCGAACCATATAGTTGAGGATCTTTATATGCTAGAACAGGACATGACGTATCTGTACAAGAGTCCTGGTGGTGAATGGAAATCACCAGCCCCATACTGCTTTGTTGAACCAATAAGTAAATCAACAGATAATAAATTAAAGTCTACTGGTAGCTACGAAGACTTATGGGGCATTCTGGTGTATAAGAATGAAGAGCAGGATGACTTGAGTTCTGGAGATATGGTGTCATTCAAGCCAGAGTCGGAGTACGAGTTTAAGATAGACGATAGGGTGTTGTATCGAATGAGAACAAATAGCATATGTCTGATAAGCGAGAACAAATATTAAATGCAGGTCTGAAGGGCGTTGACGAATTGATCAAGGTCCTTGAGTCTCCAATACTGTTGGCTGGCGATGAGTTGTCGGCTGATAAGATGAAAGCTGCGGCAGCTGCCAAGCGTCTTGCATTTGAGGATGCACTGGCAATATATGACCGTGTGCAGACTGAGAAGAATGCAGACGAGCATAACGAGATAGAGACAAGGGCTGCGGCTATCCCAGTATCATTTGTAGAATCAAAGGCTAAATGAGTTTATACGCCATACTTCCAGACCACATATCTCCACAGGCCAGAAAGGCTCACAAGTGGGTGTACGGTTATGATGAGAAGTATGATGTCGTTGTTATATCTAAGGATGGTACCATTGGTGACATCTATGAGATAAACGGACTTAAGGTTGCACTTCCTGCACTTCCGAAGGAGAAGATACCTGTAGGCAATAACAGATGGGAGGTGCGTGAGTATCCAAAGGAGCTGTCAAAGTTAAAGACCATATTTGAATGGAACTCTAAATCTAATGAGTTCAAGGTAAAGTGGGTTGACTTCATACAGGAAGAGTTTGAGAAGCGTGAGGACGGTCACTGGTTTATGAATAGAGGTATTCCGACATACATCACTGGAAGCCACTACATGTACTTGCAGTGGTCAAAGATCGATATCGGTCTACCAGATTTCCGTGAGTCAAACAGAATATTCTTTATCTTCTGGGAGGCATGTAAGGCTGACGACAGATGCTACGGTATGTGCTACTTGAAGAACCGTCGATCTGGATTCTCTTTCATGTCATCATCAGAGACATCTAATATAGGCACAATATCTAAGGACTCTAAGCTGGGAATACTATCTAAGACTGGTGCCGATGCTAAGGAGATGTTTATCAACAAGGTTGTACCTATCGTTAGAAACTACCCGTTCTTCTTCAAGCCGATACAGGACGGTATGGACAATCCAAAGACCGAGCTGTCGTTTAGGGTTCCAGCAAAGAAAATCACCAAGAAGAACATGGCCGAACATGACGATGATGACATCGTTGGATTGGACACGACGATTGACTGGTTGAACACAGCGGACAACTCGTATGATGGTCAGAAGTTGATAAACCTGGTGCATGATGAGAGCGGTAAATGGTTAACTCCAAACAACATTCTAAGCAACTGGCGTGTAACAAAGACGTGTCTACGATTGGGTAGCCGTATCGTTGGTAAGTGCATGATGGGTTCAACTGTGAACGCACTGGCAAAAGGTGGTCAGAACTTCAAGGACCTGTACATGGACTCAGACCCTAGAAAACGAAATAACAACGGACAGACCAAGAGTGGACTTTACTCCTTGTTTATACCAATGGAGTACAACCTGGAGGGTTTTATTGACGAGTATGGACACTCTGTAGTCAATGATCCAGAGAAGCCTATCATGGGTATTGATGGTCGACCAATAAAGATAGGTGCTGTCACATACTGGCAGAATGAGGTTGACGCATTGAAGTCAGACCCAGATGCATTGAACGAGTACTACAGACAGTACCCTAGGACCGAGTCTCACGCATTTAGAGATGAGTCTAAGCAGTCTTTATTCAACCTTACCAAGATATACCAGCAGATTGACTATAACGACTCTCTGATAAAGGACCGTGTACTCACACGTGGATACTTCCACTGGAGGGATGGTGTAAAAGATTCTCAAGTGGTGTGGACACCAGACCCACGTGGCAGGTTCATCGTTTCATGGATACCACCAGAAAAGATGAGAAATAATGTGATTGTGAAAAACGGAAGAAAATATCCTGGAAATGATGAATACGGAGCTTTTGGTTGTGACCCATATGATATATCTGGAGTCGTTGGTGGTGGTGGATCGAATGGTGCACTGCATGGTCTTACTACTTTCAGCATGTCGCCAGACGTGCCGTCTAATATGTTCTTTCTAGAGTACATAGCACGACCACAGACGGCAGAGATATTCTTTGAGGATGTGCTTATGGCGTGTGTGTTTTACGGAATGCCTATACTTGCGGAGAATAATAAACCTAGATTGCTGTACCATTTTAAGAATAGAGGATATAGGGGCTACTCTATGAACCGTCCAGACAAGGCAGCTGGGACACTATCCAAGACAGAGCAAGAGCTGGGAGGGATACCGAACACCTCTGAAGATATAAAGCAGGCTCATGCTGCTGGTATCGAGTCTTACATTGAACAGTATGTAGGTCTTGATCAAGAGGGTGAGTACAGGGATTCAGATACGATGGGTAATATGTACTTTGCACGTACCCTTGAGGACTGGGCTAGGTACGATATCAACAACCGTACAAAGCACGATGCCTCGATTAGTTCTGGTCTAGCAATTATGGCTACACGTAGACATACGTTTAGGACCGAAGTAAAGAAATCAAAAATAAGTGTTAACTTTGCTAGATATAACAATAAGGGCAACAACAGTCAAATCATCAAATGAATAAGCCAGAGATAATTGTCAAAGCTACGCCCTTTCCAGATCCGCTAGCCACTGATGCAGAAAAGGCTACACCAGACTATGGCCTCCGAGTCGGAAAAGCTATTGAGGGTGAATGGTTCAAGAGAAAGGGAATGTCTTGCAGATACTACGACCAAGTAGGTGAGTTTCATCGACTTCGATTGTATGCCCGTGGAGAACAGCCAATAGAGAAGTATAAGAATGAGTTTGTCATCGATGGTGACATGTCTTATCTTAACCTTAACTGGAGTATCGTACCTATTATACCAAAGTTTGTTGATATCGTTGTAAACGGTATGGCAGACCGTATGTATAGTATACGTGCTGAGGCTCAAGATGCAATGTCTGCTGAGAAGAAGAACGTGTTCCAGGACATGGTAGAGGCTGATATGGCGGCTAAAGATTTCTTATTGAAGACAAAGGAAGAGTTTGGTGTTGACGCATTTAATGTTAATCCAGACGAGCTTCCAGAGAACGACGAGGAGATGGAGTTGTACATGAACCTAAAGTACAAGCCGTCTATTGAGATTGCAGAAGAGATTGCTATTGACACTATATTGAAGATGAGCGATTTTAAACTCATCGAAGAGATGATCGACAAGGATCAGACTGAGATTGGTGTGTCATGGGTTAAACATCAGTTCCTACCTGGAGAGGGTGTGCGAGTTGAGTATGTTGACCCTGCAAATATGATATGGAGTTATTCAGAGAAGCCAGACTTTTCTGACTGCTTTTATTTCGGTGAGATTAAGCAGCTTCACTATACAGAGATATTAAAGATTGTTCCAGACATTACAGACGAAGAGCTGAAGGTTATTCGTGACTCTGGTTCTGCTTGGAATAACTACTACCCAATTATTCGAAGATATCAAGATGACATCTTCTTGAGTGATGTAGTGAACTTGATCTACTTCAACTACAAGAGTAGCAAGAAGTATGTTCACAAGAAGAAATACCTAAACAATGGTGGTGTTCGAGTAATACCTAAGGACGATACTTTTAATCCTACTGGAGAGAATGAAAACTTTGAGAAGTTAGAGTTTTCTAGAGAGGTATGGTATGAAGGAGTTCTAGTTGCTGGTACAAACATTATACTTAAGTGGGACTTGATGAAGAACATGGTTCGTCCTAAGTCTGCATCGGAGAAAGCATTGCCTAGCTATGTAGGTTTTGCACCACGAATGTATAAGGGTAAGATCGACTCACTTGTTAAGCGAATGATTCCATTTGCTGACCAGATTCAGTTGATTCACTTAAAACTACAACAAGTACAGTCACGTATTATTCCAGATGGAGTATTTATCGATGCAGACGGTTTGAATGAGGTTGACCTTGGACAAGGTGCAGCATACACTCCAGAAGATGCATTGAGATTATACTTCCAGACTGGTTCCGTGGTTGGACGTTCATACACTGGAGACGGAGAGTTTAACAATGCCCGTGTTCCAATTCAAGAGCTTGGAGCTAGCAGCGGTCAAGGTAAGATTGCGTCGTTGATAGGAAGTTACAACCACTATCTAAATATGATCAGAGATGTGACGGGACTCAATGAGGCACGTGACGGATCTATGCCACATCAAGATGCTTTGGTTGGAGTTCAGAAGCTAGCTGCATTAAACAGTAACACCGCTACAAGACACATTCTTGAGGCTAAGTTGATGCAGATACGTCGACTTGCTACATGCCTTTCTGTTCGTATATCTGACATCTTGGAGTACGCAGAGTTTAAAGATCAGTTTGCTATGCAGATTGGTAAGTACAACCTGTCTATTTTGCAGGATGTAAAAAACTTGTACCTTCATGACTTCGGTATCTTTATCGACCTTCTTCCAGATGAAGAGGAGCGTCAGATGTTGGAGAACAATATATCTATTGCATTGCAGAGAGATAGTATCGACCTTGAGGATGCGATTGACATCCGTAATGTGAAGAACATCAAGCTTGCGAACGAGTTGTTGAAGATGAAGCGTAAGCGTAAGTTGAAGGCAATGCAAGAGCGTGAGGACCAACAGATGCAGATGCAAGGGCAGATTAATGCACAGTCACAACAGATGGCAGCAGAAGCTAAGATGCAACAGTTGCAGATGGAGGCTCAAGTTAAAACTCAGATCAAGCAAGCGGAGACACAGTTGTTCATTCAACAGATGCAGGCCGAGGCAGAGATCAAGCGTATGTTGATGCAGGAAGAGTTTAACTTCAATATGCAGTTGAAGGGTATCGAGGTTGACGGAATGTCAAAGAGAGATCAAGATAAAGAAAAAGCTAAAGATAAACGAGTAGATCTACAGGCCACAAGACAATCGGAACTTATTGAGCAGCGTCAAAAACAGTTGCCAGCTAAGAACTTTGAGTCAGAGGAGGATACGTTAGATGGATTTGATTTATCATCATTTGGACCTAAATAATAAATAACATGACACCAGGAAAATTTATTGGTATGTTGTTCCAGTCAAGAGATATGATGCACTTGACTCATTTGGACACAACATCATTTGCAGAACATAAAGCATTGAACGCTTACTACGATGGGATTTTAGATTTGACAGACTCATTTACTGAGAAGTACTTTGGTCGTAACAAACGAGTAGAGATCGTAATCCCAGAATCTAAAAAGATGTCTGCTGTTGAGCACATGAAGGCTATGCAGAAGGCTATCGAGGCAGAGCGTGATAACTATCCATCAGACCTTCAGAACATCATGGATGAGATGATTGGTCTTGTTAACGAGACGCTATACTTATTGACATTGGTATGATGAAGGACTCCAGACTTGAAAGAGCTGGAGTTTCTGGTTATAACAAGCCAAAGAGAACTCCAGGACATCCAACAAAGTCACACATAGTTGTGGCTAAGCAGGGTGATCAAATTAAGACCATTCGATTTGGTCAACAAGGCGTATCTGGTTCTCCTAAGAAGGCTGGTGAGTCTAAGGCATATAGAGAACGTAGAGAGTCATTTAAGGCTCGTCATGCGTCTAACATAGCAAAGGGAAAAATGTCTGCTGCATACTGGGCTGACAAAGTAAAATGGTGATATTACTTTTTTAAGTAATTTTGCAATAATTTAAATTAAATCAAATGGAGAATTTTAAAGTTCGTGCCGTAGACTTTGAGCAGAAGTCTGTGGTAGAAGTAGAGCAAGAGCTTATTGAACAGCATGAACAGAAGCTTGCTGAGCAACAAGAAACACCAGAGGTAGAGGTTCAACCAGAAGTTCAACCAACGGTAGAGATAAAAGACGAAGACGTTCTTTCATATATTGGAAACAGATACAACAAGGAGATTAAGTCTCTTGATGAACTGTTTGAACAGCGAGAGTCTAATGGAGACCTTGATCCAGAGATTGCTACATACATGAAGTATAAGCAAGAGACTGGTAGAAGTTACGATGACTTTGTTAAGTTAAATCGTGACATCGACAATGTTGACCAGATGACTCTATTGGCTGAATACAAAAAGCAGGTAGAAGAACTTGATGACGAGGATGTAGCATGGGAGCTATCAAAGTATGAGTACGATGAAGACCTAGATGACGAATCAGATATCAAAGAGAAGAAGCTTGCTATTAAAAAGGAACTGAAGAAGGCGAAGGAATACTTCGAGAAGCAGAAGGATCAGTATAAGATACCCCTTGAGTCAAGAGGTAATCCTGTACCAGAAGCGGATCGTGAGGAATACGAAGCTTTCCGAAAGTATAAACAGTCGGAATCATCACAAGAGGAGGACAATCTGAAGCGGTCTCAGTATTTTGCTGATAAGACAGACTCACTATTCAACGACAAGTTTGAAGGTTTCAAATATAATGTCGGAGAAGAGAGCTTTGTTTTTAAACCAGCCGAGGCTAATGTTCTTAAGCAGAACCAATCAAACCTAGTGGAGTTCATTCAGAGCTTTCTAGATGAGAATGGGTATCTTAAGGATGCAGAGGATTACCACCGAAGAATAGCGATGGCTATGAATCCAGAGAAGTTTGCTCAATATTTTTATGAGCAGGGTAAGGCTAAGGGTATTGAGGGCATTTCACGAGATAGTAAAAATATCGACATGAGTACTCGTACAAATACACAAGTAGCACCAAGCAACAATGGATTACAGATCAGAGCTGTTGATGATGGTACCAACGGTATATATAAAATAAAAAGTAAAAAGTAAAACAACTAAAACAAAAGAAAAATGGCTGGTACATTATCTAGCGTTCCTAACTATGAGTTGCTACAACCAAGCTCAAAAAAGGCCGCACTAAGCACAAACTACATTACTGATTTCGATTTCATGAATCAGTACCTTCCAGACGTTTACGAGCAAGAGTTCGAGCGTTATGGAAATCGCACAATCTCTGGATTCCTTCGTCAGTTGGGAGCTGAGATTCCATCTAACTCTGACTTGATCAAATGGACAGAGCAAGGTCGTTTGCACACTAAATATGCAAATGTTAATGCTGATTCTGCTATTACTACAGATTTAGCTACATTTACAGTTGGTGATGTTGACGCTGCTGGAACTACATTGAAGTGTAATTTCCGAGTTGGTCAAGTAGTATTCTTGTCTTCTAACACTACTACTGCTAGTGCAAAAGGATTGATTACTGAGGCAGTAGAGGGAACATCTGTTTTCAAAGTTGCATTCTACGATGCTGCTGGTTCTCCATTTGTATTGAACTCTAAAGTAACTGCATTCGTTTACGGTTCTGAATTTAAAAAAGGAACTGAAGGTATGAACGGATCTCTTGAGGCTGAAGTTAAAATCTTCGATGTTAAACCAGTTATTATCAAAGATAAATTCGCTATTGCTGGATCTGACATGGCTCAAATTGGTTGGGTTGAAGTAGAAGGTGATAACGGAATGGGATACCTTTGGTACTTGAAGTCACAACACGAAACTCGTCTACGTTTCGAGGATTACCTTGAAATGATGATGGTTGAGCACGTTGAGGCTGAGGCTGGTTCTCAAGCACTTACAGAATTGTCTGGTGGTTCAACTCCATCTGCTGGTTCTATGGGATTGTTTGAATCTATCGAATCTCGTGGTAACATCTGGTCTGGTGGTATTCCATCAACTATGCAAGACTTTGATGATATCTTGAACCGTTTGGATAAAGAAGGATCTATCGCTGAAAACACATTGTTCATCAACCGTGCATTCTCTTTGTCTATCGACGATATGTTGGCAGCACAAAACTCTTACGGAGTTGGAGGTACATCTTACGGATTGTTCGACAATGACAAAGAGATGGCTCTTAACCTTGGATTCACAGGATTCCGTCGTGGTTCTTATGACTTCTACAAGACTGACTGGAAATACTTAAACGATGCATCGCTTCGTGGAGGTATCGTAGGTGGTATTGTTAACGGAGTTATGGTTCCAGCTGGTGCTATGTCTGTTTACGATCAAGTAATCGGGAAGAACCTTAAGCGTCCATTCTTGCACGTTCGTTACCGTCAGTCTGAAACTGAAAACCGTCGTTACAAGACTTGGATGACAGGATCAGCTGGTGGTGCACAAACTAGCAGCCTAGATGCAATGGAAGTTCACTTCTTGTCTGAGCGTGCACTTTGTACACTTGGAGCGAATAACTTCTTTATCTTCGAATAATAGAATGTCAAATACTGGGGAGGATTTAGGTCCTCCCCTTATTTTCTTAATTTAAATTTAAATCAAATGAACAATCAAAAGACCTACTTATTAGTAGGAAAATCTCCATTAAGTCTTATCTTGCAGTCAAGAGACAATAGACATAGACGGCTTCTGTATAATGATACAGATAAAAAGAAACAACGAAGCCTTCGTTATGCAAGCAATCAAGAGTCACCATTTATTGATGAACAAGATGAAAATTTCATCTGTGAACCTATTGTGTTTGAAGATGGTCGTCTTTTAGTTTCTGAAAATAATTATATTTTAAACAGATTTCTTGAAATTCATCCAGATAATGTGGCCAATGGAGGTGGATTATTTGAGGTATGGGACCCTAAAAAAGTAGCAGAAGAAAAGTTAAGAATGGAAGATGTTATCTTAGATGCAAAAATTGCAGCTAGATCTTTGAGTCCAGATAAGATGTCTGCTGTAGTTAGAGTATTTAAGGATATCAATCCAGACAAGTTATCTATTGATGAATTAAAGTGGGAGATTCGTAACATTGCAAATCATTATCCAGAAGAATTCTTGGAGATTATTGAAGATCCAGATTTATTTGTTGATGATCTTGGAGTAAGAGCTATCAATGATGGTTATATTTCTGTTCGAAATGGTGGACGTGATCTTCATTACAACTTAAAGGACAACAAGAAACGAATGTTCTCAGTTCCTATGGATGAATCACCAGAAAGTGCACTAGTTGCATGGTTCAAGACAGAGGACGGGCATGAGTTCTATCAATATCTAGTTAATCAATACGAAAAATAAAATATAGAGGTCGCAAATTGCGACCTCTTTTTTTATTATCTTTGCCGAGTTATATAACTAATAAACTATAAAAAATGGAAAAGTTCTTAAAATTGACCGCTGGGTCTAACGTAACTCTTATCAATGTTTCTAGCATTCAGTTTGTTGCTACTACATTGGCTAACCCTACAGTTGTAGATGTATTAATCGGTGCTGGTGGTGCTGGTACTACTACTGACATTGTTAGCATTACATCATCTGCAACTGCAACCGACGCTGCAAAAGCTGCGTTCCGTGATGCTATCTATGCTGCTATCGAGGCTGCTAATAAGCCTAACAGCAATCCAGATGCATTTATTGTTCCTGTATTGCCTGCTGGTACTGCTATTGCTAGTGTAGCTTCAGCGTAATCTTGAACTAACAGTACAAGAAATGTATTGAAAGGGTAGTCACTAAGTGTCTGCCCTTTTTTATTATCTTTGCAGATATGATTAATACTATCCGAAATACCGTCTTATCGATCATAAGTAAGGATAACCGTGGATACATCACTCCAGAGGAATTCAACTTGTTCGCACGTCAAGCACAGCTAGAGATTTTCCAGCAGTACTTCTATGACTTAGGTCACGGATTGATCAAGCAGAATGCACGTATGATCACATCTGAGTATTCAGATCATCCTGCACGTATGGAGGACGTTATAAATACGTTCACTGTAAATAATGAGGTTCTAGGTTATAACCCTTTGAGTGGTAAATTTTATCTACAGGGTGTTATTGGAAGTCCTACATTATTTAAAGTAAACAGACTTGTTTACAACTTGAACACGGAGATTGAGCAGGTCAGTCAGTATAAGATAATGAACTTGAACTCGTCATTGTTGACAGCTCCGTCTGTAAAGTATCCAGCATATGTTGTTGATCAGAATGGGTACAGTATCTACCCACAGACTATCACCAGCAATGTAACAATGAATTATATACGTACTCCAAGAGATCCAAAGTGGACATATACGATGGTTGGAAACGTACCTTTATTTAATCCAGCACAATCAGACTACCAAGACTTTGAACTGCCAGTATCTGACGGTCCACTGTTGGTGGTTAAGATACTTCAGTACTCTGGTATGTCTATCCGTGAGGATGCTGTTGTAGCTGCAATGGAGAACGAGGAGGCAATTGATATACAAAAAAAGGCATAATAGATGGCATACATTAGTAACTATCAGTACTACACAAACGGAGGCGTAACACCTACAGATCAGAACTGGGGTGAGTACCAGTATGTGTCATTGCATGACATCGTTAATGACTTCATGTTGATGAATGTTGGGCCAGACAAGCTGGTTGACAATGTCAAGCGTTATGAGGTGTTATATTATGCAAAGGATGCCGTTAAGGAGTTGAACTTTGATGCTATGCGTAACATCAAGGTGGTCGAGCTTAATGTTGGTGACAACCTTAAGATGATCCTTCCTCCAGACTACGTGGACTATATCCGTATCTCTTTGAACGTAGACGGACAGCTTTATCCATTGACAGAGAATAGCAGAGTGTTATCTGCCAGTGCATATCTACAAGACAACAACAACGAGGTTCTATTTGATTTGAACGGAGAGGTTTTGACTGGTACATCTGTACTTGACATCAAACGACTTGAGCAGCACACATACTGGGGTCCTGGAATATACAACGGATGCCAGGGATGGTGCTGGGGCGACAACTGGTACTTTAGCTATCGAATTGGTTCACGCTACGGCATGGACCCATCTGAGGCAAACATCAATCCTAAGTTCCGTGTCAACCGCTCAGCTGGTGTGATTGACTTCAGTTCAATGCGTCCAAACAGCTTGATTGTTATCGAGTATGTGTCTGACGGCATGGAGAACGGTGACGATGATATGATACAGATCAACAAGTTTGCCGAGCGATTTGTAAAGGCACACATAAAATATATGCTGATGACTAACAAGGCATCGGTTAATGAATACATTGTGAGACGTACACAGACCGAGCGTAAGTCCGAGCTGCGTAACGCACGAATTAGAATGAGTAATATTCACCCGTCTAGACTCCTCATGACATTGAGAGGTCAAGGCAAATGGATTAAATAATGCCAGATATTAGCAATACTTTTATCTCTGGGATCATGAATAAAGATCTCGATGATAGACTTGTACCCGTCGGTACTTTCCGAGATGCTTTGAATATTGATGTGGATACCTCTAGCAGTAGCAATGTTGGTATGGCCCAGAACGTCATGGGTAACGAACTTACTGTTGATCTAGCTACTGTGTCTGGGCAGCCTGTAGTTGACGCACGAACTATTGGTGCAGTTGTGCACGAGTCAAATGGTCTCATCTACTGGTTTGTTGCTTCTGACTACTTTGACGGAATATATGAGTACAACTCACTGGAAGGAACTGTTGCTATTGTATTGCAGTCAAACAAACCTAATGAGAGCACACCATCTCAGTTGAACTTTCGTAAGGAGTATTCTATCACTGGTGTGAACTACATACTTGGTGATAACACGGATAGCTATTTATATTGGACGGATGATTACAATCCCCCAAGAAGAATAAACATTGCAAGAGTCAAATACCCTACCTGGGATATTAACGACTATCGCATTGATATGGACATCAACGTGATTCTTGCTCCACCATTATATGCACCTAGCATTGAGCCATTCTTTGATACTGAAGAATCACAGGCATCTAATATGTCTGAGAAATTCATGTATTTTGCATACAGATACAAATATGTTGACGGACAGTACAGCTCGTTGTCTCCATTCTCAGCTGTTGCATTTGGGCCTAAAGACTTTTATTACGACTATGGTATTGGTAACAACCGATCCATGACGAATAAATACAATTCTGTACGTGTCTCATTTGAAACTGGTAATGAGTTTGTAGAAGCAGTTCAGCTTGTTGTTCGTGATACAAAGTCTATAAATGTGTCAGTTATTGATACATATGATAAAAACTTGTTGTCCATACCAGATGATTTATCTTGGAGAATTGTATTTACAAATAATAAACTATATGCTGCCCTACCTCAAGAACAAGTTACACGTCTTTTCGACAATGTACCTCTACTGGCAAAGGCACAGGACGTTGTAGGAAATCGTATTGCATACGGTAACTATGTACAGTTCCAGAATATTGTTGACTGCAATGGAGACGACATAAATGTGAACTTCTCGTTGTCATTAACATCTACAGAGGCAGGATTTGAAGATCCTAAGCCTACATGGAGATCAGATAGAGATTATGAATTTGGTATTGTGTATCTTGATGACTATGGTAGAATGACCACTGTTCTTGCAAGTCAAAACAATTCTATAAATGTACCTCCAGCTAATTCTGTAAGTTCTAATACAATATCACTTCGCCTAAGCAGTTCTCCCCCATGTTGGGCTACACATTATCGTATTGTTGTTAAGCAACCAAAGAAATCATACTATAATGTGTTTCCTATTATATTCTATGAGAATGGATTATTTAGATATTTTAGAATACATGAATCTGATAAGGATAAAATAAGAGTTGGAGAATACGTAATATTTAAATCTGTAGCAGATGGTGCTACATTAACAAATAAAAAATATAAAATACTTGAGATTGATACCCAACAAGCTGGTTTTATAAATGGAAATCAATTTACTGAAACGGAAGGACTTTATTTTAAAATTAAGGTTGATGTATCATCTGAATTAAGTACTGCAAATTTATCTATATTTTCAAGAGAATCTGAAACTAATAATGGGTATCAAGATAATACAAATCAAATAAGCAACGATTATTTATTTGATCAATCTTATCCGTTAGTTATACAAGATTTATCTAATTCATCAGTACAATTAGGTGGATTTGGTGCTTTAGACAAATCTATACATTATGGATCTGGCAATTCAAATGCTATAGTTAGTGGTGGTACTACTCAAGGTGTTATTTATAAAGGTGCTGTAGATAGAAGGATAACTATAGAGATAGTAACACCAACTACATTTAAATGGACGCAAGATATTAGATCTGCAAATGGGTGGATAGGGCCTATAAATATACCTAATGGTGAATATGGATTCTTTCAAGACCCAAGCAATTCATCTAGTCATTTATTTTATGTTACATTTAACAATAGTTATGATTTTATTCAGGGAGATAGGTGGAAAATAAATTGTAGAGTATCTAGTTCTGAAGGTGATGCATTGGCTTTTGACTGGCCTAACAATCCATACAATTCTTTAGAAGGTGCCTCTAATTATTTTGGTGGATTAGGTATACCATATACTAATGGAGATCAATACAATGTTATATCAAGTGGATATGGCGGTGGGTGTATTGTAACTACAGATGAGATTGGATATCAAAATATATATCCTGGATCAATTATAAGAATAAGAATTATTCAAGATTCACAAAATGATTCAGAACAATCAGATACACAAGAATTTATATCCCCATCATTTTATGAAAATATTGAGGAATGGTTTGTTGAGTCTAGTGCTTGGCAAGAATTCGTTCAGTATGATAATTATGGCTCAAATATAAATGCTCAAGGAGTTACATTTAGAAGGGGATACCTTAATGAGGGAGATTCGGATATAATGCCTACTCAGAACTTCATAACTCAACAAAGAAGCGGATCAGATTTGTCTTTTACTACGGAATATGCTCCAATGCATATGATCATTAGGGGTTATGGTGATAGTTATCCAAATAATAATCTTGGAGTTGGTGGGTTTGATAAAAACACTGTTAAATGCAGTTTAGAAATAATACAGTCTTCTAAGAAAGTATTATGCGAAACTATTCCTTCTGAAACAGACGTAGATATATACCACGAGTTATTTCAGACATACCCTATTGTAGATAACAAGCATGTTGTTTTGTGGGACTATGACGATTATGAGTATGTGAGTGGAGGCCCATTCAATGGATATACACGATTGACTCAACTTGATTCAGAACGTCCTAAGAAACGTCCTCACTACTTCAACGTAGGAGATGTCGTTTATGTAAACTCATCGGCAGCACCAATGCCAGATGGAACTTATAACGTGCTTGCTGTTGAGAATCTTTACTCTATAATTGTTGAGTTGGTATTCCCAGGTGCTGGTGGTATAACTCCAGGAACTGTTAAGTTTGACGGATCGCTAGAGCAAGACCAAGGCAATATATTTACACCAGCAGTTATAGAGATAAACAAGCCACAAAGCTTTAACACTGAGTTCAGTGCTTGGTGCTGGGGTAACGGTCTAGAGTCAGACAGAATTTACGATGACTTCAACCAGACTGAGAAGGACTTCAGCGTGCGTGTAACTACGCCAGTTGAGGACTACAAGCAGGTACGAAGTGAGGCATCTATATGCTACAGTGGGATATTCAAGCAGGGGTCTGGAATTAACAGACTGAATGAGTTTAACTTATCACTATCTAACTTCAAGTATCTTGACAGAGACTTCGGTTCTATTCAGAAGTTGTATGCACGAAATACAGACATAGTTGTATTCCAGCAGAACAAGGTGTCGAACGTACTGTATGAGAAGAACGTATTGTTTGACTCTGTAGGTGGAGGCCAGGTTGTATCTATACCAGAGGTATTGGGAACACAGATACCAATGATTGGTGAGTACGGAATAAGTAACAACCCAGAGTCATTTGATGACTGGGGGACAACGGTGTTCTTTACTGACGCTAGAAAGGGATTAGTTCTTCAGATGGAGAATGACCAGATCACAGAGGTGTCTAGCTGGGGCATGAACGACTTTTTTAGAGATATAATGCGTAATAATCCTTACACACAGAAGTTGGGATGTTATGATCCATATCTACACAAGTATGTACTTGCGTTTAACGATCAGAAGGTTGTGCCATGTAAGTTGACACTTAGCAGATATTCGTATAAGGGACCATCTAATGCCTTTGGTATTATGGCTTTTTTAATTGACACAGATACAAGCTGGACGATATCAGTACAGAACGAAGGTTATGGTACTTATTGGGTATCTGACTACGCCACATCTGGTTTTGGTTCTCAGAACATATTTATAAATGTTGCTAAAAACACAACAGGTTTTAACAGATTTGTTACCTTTGTGGTGTCATATTGTGACGGTCTGACTCAAGAGTTTGTTTTAAATCAAGCAAAGGGAAAAAGAGGCCAAGTTGTATTGACTGTATTTAACAACCCAACACCAGTTATAAAGCACTAATGAGATCTAATCAAAAATTCACTGTAAACGGAAACACTTACGACATAAGCAATATACCGTTGCTTGATAATGGAATATCTCTATTTAATGCAGAGAGTGGTGTCGGTGGATATGAGTATATGCCAGCAGATGGCGAGACTGTTATTGTTGCAGCTGGTAAGTTAACTGGTGACGAGACTACATTTAGGACGTTTGATCCTACGATGAATAATCAGATATACTACCTTGTATCAAACACACAGTATACTACTGCCGACAGGGATCGAATCATGAATCAAGCTACAGCTGTACCAGTGGTGCTAGCTGACCAGATGTACGTGGGTAGCTTTGTGTTTAGTAACCCTAATAACTTTGAGTATCTTTACTTAATATGGGACTATACAGACTCATTGATTGGGACTATATCTTACTCTGGGGATGCCACTGAGCGAAATATATCTACTGGTTATGGTCTAAGCATAGGTAGAGCAGGTATTGATTATACAACGGCAGACAAACCAGTTCGATATCAGATTGGATGGAACGGGTTAATTGTAGGTGATACTGGATATGTTGGATTAAACTCTACCAGCAACTATGACGATTTGATCACCGCTGGTATTGATCCTTCATTGATTAAACTTGTTGAGCCATTAGATGGTTTAGTTAACAATGGGAACGGTTCGCTTATATTCAACAAGTATTTGTCTGAAGCAGCGGCAACTATATTTGTGTCTGCTCCATTAAAGACGACTGTATTTACAATTACAAAGGTAAGTCCTTCTTTGACATCATTCTTTATTGATCAAACAGATGGTGACGAGACAACTGTATGTTCACAGACTCCACTAGACGAGAAGTGGCACAATGGCACTTCTGCACAGCCAGTTGTTGGTAATATAGTCTACAATGATGATAAAGGTCTTGAGGTATATAATGGTGGAGATGCACTTCATCTTGGATATGACAACGTATACTTCAGAATATCTACAAACGGTATTGTATCTTTTGTAGGTAGCTGTATCTGTCCAGAGTACGCTCCTCCGTTCATCTATCAAGAGGATATATATGTGAACATTAACCAGTCGTTTAGCATTCAAATCGCTGTCACTGGAAATCCTACAAGTTGGGCTATAGATACATCATTGGTAAACTATCTGCTAACTCCTGGTACTACATCTACTGCATTTGAATATACAGATTCAGATAACATATTGAGAAGGATATCGGTGTTTAGAAATACATATGTTTGTTCGTATACAACACCTACCGTGGTGTATGGAGATGGTACTCAAACAACAGAAGGTAACTGTGGAAATTCGGTCCTTCCTGCTGGTGTGAGTTTTGACTTGACAAATGGAACCCTATCTGGGACATCTACTGGTCCTTGCTTTTTTCAGTTTTCGGTATCAGCATCAAACTGTTTTGGAGATTCTTCAGTAAGAACTATAGGAGTTAATGTCAACGATACTATTAACAATACACCGTTCTTGATAGATGTTGAGAACTTTGGAGATACTGGAGACGCAGCATGTGCTCTTTCTGTACCATTGTACAGTGTGTACTACCACAACGGTGCTGGGCGTGTGCCTGTAGTTGGAGATACTATATTCTCTGATGATAAGTTATCTACGCCTTTGATGGGTGGTGACCAGTGGTACAAGATAGACCATTCAACATACAGCATACAAGTCAACGCATTTGGTAAGGTGTGCGACAAGAATGAGTGTCCAGTATCTACTACGACGACTACGAGTACTACAACTACAACTAGTACGACTACTCTTCCAGCTGGCGATTATTTTGAGGCTACATTATGTGTAAACAATGCAGTGACAGCGGTGATATTTGATTCAACATCATTCGGACTTACGATTGGAGACACTGTAAAGACAGAAGATGGAAACTGCTGGACGATTGATGCAACAACAACAGCAACTTATCCGTATGTCAACATTGATGACACAACTACATATGTTGATTGTGATACATGTCTGAACGTAACTACAACTACGACTACAACTACAACAACTACATTGCCTCCGATTACTGCATTTGACATTGATCCAAACGCTTACAATACGTCTGGTGATGCATGCTCTAATGGTGCAATCCCATATGATACATTGTACCATAATGGGTCTGATGCTTACCCTATAGTTTCTGATTTGATATTTTTAGACTCCATGGGTACGTCTTCATTTGATGGTTCTTCTAAGTGGTACTACATGGACAACGGATATGTAATACAGATAGCAACGACTGGTCAAGTGTTGAATGTTGTCGATTGCTCGACGACTACTACAACAACTACTACAACTATACCTACGTGGTACTATGAGGCTGTGGCTTGTGGAACAGAAAATCCAGCTGTAATAGTGTCGCAACAGAGTGTTACGGAACTTACAGTTGGTAAGGTCGTAAAGTGTGAGGATGGAATATGCTACACGATTACAGCTACTGGAGAGACTGCTCCTGCTGATCATGACATCATGTTTGTGTATGCAACGTGCCTTGACTGTCAAGGTGTAACAACCACAACAACTACGACCACTAGCACTACAACTACTAGTACTACCACGACTACAACTACTAGTACGACCACGCTGCCTCCTTTGACTAAGATTACAACCAGAAGTGGATCAAGCTCTGGAGTATGTTCTGGAACGCTTGGTGAGTTTTTTGTTGATGGAGTTATTGGTACTTACGGAAATAGTATATATATTTACAGCTCTGGATACACACTGGCACCAGCAGCGTACTATTTGAATACGATCACTGGGATAGCTTATGAGTGGGACGGAACAAATTGGACGGGCAATTCAGTTACATGCAGTTAAAGTTTATATCTGCTCAACCAGCCATTGATTATTACGCTTGGCAGGCTGAGGTTTACATCACACAGTTCTTGCGGCTTGGATACGATCCTGCCGACATATATGTTATCGCTGGTTACGAGGACCATCCAGACATGTCGTGGCATAAGTTGATCAGAAGATTTCCAAAGGTGAATATACACATATACAAGGACACGTCTGGAAACATCCCGTATCAGCCAGCAGTACAGGCACACCTACTTGAGAAGCACTGGGCTAAGTATCCAGAGTCTAAGGACTATGCTTGGTTCTTCCATGATGCCGACTTTCTGTTCACCAAGTACTTCGACTTCACGCCATACTTGAACGATGACACGTGGTACTTCTCGGATACCATTAGCTATATTGGTGCAGACTACATAAAGAGCAAGGGAGACGTTGTGTTGGATATTATGTGTCAGACGGTAAATATCGATCGATCTGTCGTTGAGGCAAATCAGAATAACTCTGGAGGTGCACAGAAGCTGATGAAGAACGTAACAAGAGAGTACTGGGCACGTGTGTACAATACATCGTTAGAACTGTACGACGTTCTTAAGAAGGTGTCGCACATCAAGAAGGATGGGGATCAGTACGGCATACAGATATGGACGGCCAGCATGTGGGCCGAGCTATGGACCGCATGGAAGATGGGATATCATGTTGAGGTTCCGAAGGATTTTGACTTCTGCTGGGCTACGTGTAATGTTGCCAAGTGGGACGAGCTTGCTTTCTTTCATAACGCTGGTGTGCCTAATGCAAGTAGTGGAATGTTCTTCAAGGCTGACTACATAGATAAGTTTCCGTATGGTACGGATATTAAGGTTGACGACAGCAGATGCAGCTATAAATACTACGAGATCGTTAAATCAATCGACAGCTATATAATTTAGTATCTTTGCAGTATGGCAGTAGAGACTTTAACATATTCACCAGCAGCTAATGGATGGTCGTCCCGTTGGTCGTTTGAACCAGACTGGATGGTTGGCATGAACAATAAGTTGTATACTTGGAAGAACGGAAGTCTCTACGAGCACTATTCGAATGGGACAAGAAATGAGTTCTATGGAATTAAATATCCATCTACCATTACAAGTATATTGAACCAGGCACCAGAAGACAGAAAGATGTACAAGACTCTAGCTATTGACAGTGATCACGTCTGGTCGGCAGAGGTAGAGACTGAGTTGGGAAGTGGTGCTATATCAACTAATGAATTTCAGTTGAAAGAGGGAGTTTGGTTTGCATTTATAAGACGTAATGATGGTGATCTTGATCTTCATGAGATATCAGTACAGGGGCTAGGTGTTGTTGATGCATTTAACGATCCAAACATAGACCTTGCATACCCATATGATACTGATGGACACATAAGCGTTGGAGATGCCTTGTATAAGGTGGACAACTCTGGAACACTTTTATTCTTAGCAAATGTTGCGTCTCATAATCAATTTACAATAGGACTGGATGCATCTCCTGCAAATCCTGTTGGCATGGGTGATTATCTGGTATACGCCAAGAATAGCGTGGCTGAGTCATTTGGGGCACGTGGATATCACATGATAGTTACTTTGACTAACAATGATGTAGATCAAGTGGAAATTTATTCACTTAGATCAAATGTCTTTAAAAGTTTTGAATAAGTAACGATTATTGCTTATCTTTGTGGGTAAAATTACCCGATATGATAGGAACGATAATGGCAATTGCTTCTGGAGTAATGAGTGGTGCACAAGCCATCAACAACTTCCAAAAGGCAAAGAAGGCCGAGAAACAAGCAATGGTCTTAGGGAATCAGATGAATGCCATGAAGATCAAGGATGTTTATGGATCCCTTCAAGCACCAAATATAGCACAAGCAGCATACGATCAGACTGCAAGAGCAGCAGCACAGGCAACTCAATCTTTACAAAGTATGGGTCCAGAGGGTGCTGCACAGATCGCTAATCTTAACCAAAGTGTCAACCAAGCTAATCTTGATGCAGCAAATGCACAAGCACAAGCTAACTACGAGCGTGATAAGATGGTTGCAGAAGGACGTAATCAGAATGCCCAGTATGAGTATGCCAATAAGATGGATGCTATGCAAAGTAGAATAGAGGGTGCTCAAGGAGCAGCTATGGCTGGTCGTGAAAATGCTATGGCATCTATTGCTGGAGGTATTGAAGGGGTCGGAGCTGGTTTGGCGTATGACTATGGTAATTCTGATAAGGTTTGGGGTAAAGAAAAGACCACTGAGACACCAGAGCAAAAAGCTCAAGCAGCTTTAGATAGAAAACAAAACACCGAACAAATTAAAACTTCACAGGCTAACATGTCAAATTCAAACATGGTTATAGATCCAGCATCTATGTGGGCTAACAGAAACAAGTCTAAGAATCTTCCTAGAAGCATCTATACAGATCAAATGGATTTATTTTCATATCCAAAATAATTAAACCATGCCAGAATACTACGGATATAAAGCACCAGAGCAAGCTGACTTTGGTAAGTCTATTTCTAATGTAGCCGAACTATTTGTTAAAGCCGAAGAAAAACGTGCGGCCAAACGAGAGACAGAGCAGAAGTCATTAGATGAGTCAAGAAAAAAGATTAATGAGATTGAGCAGAATAGCAACCAGTCTCAAGCAGAACTTGTAGGTAGTGGTGCAAACAAGACTAGAGCTTATATTCTTGAGCTAGAAAGAATGCGTAAGAGTGGAAAAATAACTGGAGAGGAGTTTAATAGAAGCATGACAAATGTGAACGACTCTTGGGACAACTATGCATTCACAATAAAAAATATGAATGAAAGACTGGCAGAAAATATAGCCAGACAGCAAGTTGGAGAGGATGGAAAAATACCTGCTTCTTCAAATGAGATATTTAATGCTAAGGTTCAAGCTGATCTTATGAATACCAAGAATAAAGACTTTATGATTGGTAATGATGGAACTTTATACATGGTGGATAAAAATAATCCAGACAAACCTATAAGCTTAAAAAGTACTGGTAATATAGAGAACATTGTAGATAACAGAGTCAATGTATATGACATGATACAGAATGGAATTTCTAATTGGGGAGATTTCACCATTGAATCTGGCATGACTACAGAAGAAGGTGCTAGACTACAGAAACAATACGATGCTTCTAAATATGATTTAGTTCATTCAATTGTAGATGAAAATAATCCAAGAGGTGTAGTATCCATATTGATGGACAATGCAGGAGAAGACTACGATCAATATTATACAAACACTCAAAAAGAACAACTTCTTAATGATGCTGTTAAGCGTGAAGAGTCATTGAAGGGGCCAATGAATTCAGAGCAAAAAGCTAAATTTAGATCTGAATACGAGAAGAACAACATGATTGAATATGTCATGGATGAAAACGGTGCCCTTCAGCCAGTTGTTACAAAGAAGATGATAGATGATGCATATAACTTTGTGGATCAATCTGTAGAGATGAGTGTCGGAGGGAAGACCACTGAAGATGAAGATAGAGGCGGTAAAGGTGGTGGACCAAGCGGTGATAATAAGGATCAAGTAGAGTTGACTGACTATGACAGAAATGTAGCTCAAAAAGTTGTAAATGCATGGTCTAGTAAAGATTGGAAAAAAATTAGTGCACTAACAAATAATAAGTACTACTTTATATGGGAGGATGACGGAAAAGGAAATAAAGGTCTAGCCGTTTATACTGAAAATCCATATACATACAAGCAAAAAAAGGCAGAGTATGATAGCATGACTCGTGAAGAGAGATCAAAGAAAGGAATAAAGGAACCAGAAGCTCCTAAAAGAGAAAGAGAATTAATACAAAACGCAGAAGGACTTTCTGACTTCTTTTTCGGTGAGTCTGAGTCGTCAAGAAATAAATGGAGTAAGGCCGTTCATAATGCTAGAGCGAATAAGTCTACTACTAATACAACAACAAGAAAACCTACAACTGCAACTACTAGTCAAAAGCCATTTAACGGATAATAAAGATGAACGATAAACAAAAAGAACTATATTCTTACCTAAAAAGTAATGGTCTTACAGATCTATCTGGAGATAAATTCTTCTCTGCATATTCTGACCCATCTAAATCTAAAGAGATTCATGCATACTTAAAGCAGAACGGTCTTACTGATCTAGATGCAAATGCTTTCCACGTTGCATACTTTTCTCCAGTTAAAAAAAAAAGTACTACGGGATCACAATCCGTACAGCCAAAAAAATCTACTTCTTCGGCTACTATGCCGAGTTGGATGCAAAGCTCTTTGGAGCAATCGTCAAAAAAAGAACAGCCAACTAATAAACAGATAGAGCAACAAAGACAAGGTGTATATATAGAAAAAACAGAAGCAAAGGCTCCAGAGGTAAAGATGGGTATATCTGGTATTTCTATAGACCCACTTTCCAAGCAACAAAAAAGCATAAACGCTTCTGTTGGTTCAAAAGTTTATTCTGGATTTCCAGGTCAAGAAGATAATAAATATAGAGTAAAAGATAATCGTTGGCAAAGACTTTATGGAACAAAGTGGGTTGATGTGACCAACGAAGGATCTGTTTCTTCACTTAATAATTACTTCGAGAAAAACTTAAAAACATTTAAGGGAGAAGTAGGTGAAGAAAAGCAAGATCTAAAAAGAATGCGTAGTGTTCTTCGTGTAGAAGAAGAGATTGCTGCTGGAAAAGAATATAATGAAAAACAGTTTGAAGAAAGGGTACAGTATTATAATACTATTGAAACTCAAAAGTATTTAAAATCAAAGGGATACGATATTGATGTAAACGGTATAAAAAATGATCCTAAAACATTAAAGGCCTTAGCTAGTTCAGAAGCAAAGAAAAAGATTGATCAAGGAAAAGACTTTGAGATAGAGGACATGAGGGATGCTGTTGATGGCATTATAACAAATAAGTTCTTAATGAGAACAGAGGAGGATGCCGTATCAACCCTCAGAAAACAGTTCGGTAAGTACGGATTCATATTCGAGGAATCTGGTATGGGTACCGACTATGTAAAAGTAACAACTCCAGGCGGTGTTGAGAAAGAATTTGGATTTGATTATTCTAACCCAGAGATAGCTAGAGCTGAAGCTGCTAACATGTCTAACTTCATAAAGAAGGGATACATGACTAAGAGTGAAAAGAAGCAGTTTGAAGGAGAAGATGTGGACATGAATGACAGGAATCAAAGGGATGAATATTTCTTTGATCTTGTCAACTTAATGGGTAAGAACCCTTATAAATATAGCACCAATCTTTTCTCTTATGAAGAGATGAATAACGGCATCAGTCGTATATATTCAAATCTTAAAGATGAATCTAAAAGCTTGGAGTATGAATACGAGGACATTCAAAAGAGAATAGAGGAATACAATGCAAATCCAGATGATATAAAAGAAAAGATTGCCATTGACAAGGATCTGTATGCTTTAAAAAAGAAAGGTCTTGACATAAAAGAAAAGTACGATAAACTAAATGGCACAGAAAAAAATCTTCAAAAGATAACTGGAATAGAGTTTGCTGAAAAAGAAAAGGAGGGTAATTTTCTTGGAATAATTACTGGTCAGTTTGCTCAAGGATTCACAAATATTGAAAAGGCGGTATTAAATCTATCTGCCGATATACTTCCATATGCAATAGGGGAAGATGTGGTTGATCCACAGACAAGACAAAAATTAAAAGATGAGGGATATACTGACAACCAGATACTGGACTATGCATCTAAACAGTTAAAGAGAACGGTAGTAAAAGACATCACAGAGGGGATAACTAGAGCGGCAACCGCTGGATCAACTACAAAGGAATATATAAATTCAGAGGATAGAAATGATTTAGAAAAAACAGTTTCTTTCTTATCTGAATCAATAGGCACATCGCTTTCAGCTGGTGGAAATCCTACGCTTCAAAAGGTAGCGTTCTTCACTCAGTCATACAACGGGATGGAAGAGCAGATGAGCTCTCCAGAGTTTGATGGAATGACAGAGTGGGAGAAGAAACTTGTATCTGTTCCTTATGGATTTGTTATTGGTGCCTTAGAGCGTTATGGGTTTGCTGCATTAGGTGCTGGTAAAAATCCAGTTGTAGATAGATTTGCAAGAAATGTAATAGCATCCACATTAAAAGAATTACCTAAAGATGCCTCAATAAATACGATCAAGAGAGAGATCAACAAGAGTGTATCTAGAATGGTAGGTCAGGGTGTGTTGAGAGTTGTAGGAGGGGCTTTAGTTGAAGGTGGGACCGAGGGTACGCAGCAGTTGGCTGAGATTGCAGAAAAAAACATAGTAAATGCGGTAACAGAAAAGGACTACTTTAAAGATGTTCCAGATATTACCACTGCAAAGGGAATAGGAGAGGCACTCAATATAGCAAAAGAAGATGCATACTACGGGTTTCTTGGTGGTCTACTTTATTCAACTGTATCGAACTCCTTAGAAGTAAGAAGAGAACATAAGTTCAATAAAAAAACCGACGAGGAATTTAAATTGTTTTATGAAGCTATGACTGATGCTAAAACAGTTCAGTCAAATAAACTTCAAGTAAAATTAGAATTAAAAGACGGAAAGATTACAAAAGAGCAAGCTCAAGATAGAATAAACTCTATCAATGATATGAACGCAAAACTTAAATCTATAAACTCAAACTTATCGTTGAGAGATAAAAAGGATGCGTTCAATCTTATACTTGAAAGAGAAAAACTTACAAAAGAAAAGGCTCCACTAGATGAGGCTCTACAGGCTCCATACAACGATAGAATAACAGAGATAAATAACGAACTTAAAGTAATATCAGAAAATGCCATTAAAGAAAGCGAGCAGCAGCAACAAGAAGTCACAGCAGAAGGCGGTGGCGTACAACGTGAAGGAGTTGTTGAAGGACAATCAGAAGTCGGGCAAGGCGAAGGGACAGTCGGGCAAGCCACGACCAATGAAACAGATACTGGCAATAGCCCTGTCGAAGGCCAGAGGAAAGTAACCGCCAGAACGGCAATCAACAGACCTGGTATATTGTCTTCATTTGGAGGACAGAAGTTTGATAAGCCTTTAGAAGGAGACACATATGTCGAAGGTCAGCGTGTGATGTTTGAAGAGAAAGGAACTGGTAGAGTTTACGATCTTGGAAACGTCAACGAGATGATGGACAATGAGATCGAGGGACTAACACAGGTAGAGGAATCTGTAGTTGTTCAGCCAGACGGGAAACTATCTGTAGATGGTAACAACTGGAACATTCAGACTGATCTTCCAACCATGGGTATTGAATACAACCCTGCTGGCGAAGTAACACGTGTATCATTAAAGGATGACAACGGAAATACAACCATGTTTGACGGTCAGAAGGCCGTTGATATTGCATATCAAATAGAGTTGCAAAAGATTCAATCTCCAGAGCAACAACAACTTATTAACGATTTATTAGAACAAGATGAAGAATTCAAAGCAGCCACAGCAGACATCGAACTTACAGAAGCTCCAAATGTTGTCCAAGAAGAAGCAGCTCCAAATATTGAACCGACTGTTGAACAAACAGAAGGAACAGGGGTAAAGTATGTAACAAAAACAGCTGAATATTCAGATGCTCTTACAGAAGCTAAGAGACAGATGAGGGAAGACGGAAGTGGTCTAGATATGCAAGTGTCTGATGTATCCAAAGAAGAGGCAGATAAAATTGTAAAAGATGGAGGCCACATCTTTATGACCAAAGATGGGTTAGCTGGAGCATATGTTACAGCTGATGGATATATGGGTGGACTTTTCAAAAACCCTAAATCAAAAATGAAAGAGGTAGCTAAGCTACTTCAGCAAATGAGGATTAAGGTTGGTGGTAAGTTTATGGATGCATATGCTACTGAATTAGAAAACATATACATCAAGAATGGATTCCGCCCAGTTGCACGTATTAAGTTTAATCCAGAGTACGCACCAGAAGGGTGGGATGCCCCAGGATCCCCATTGGCTAGTCAGCCAGACGTTGTGTTCTTTGCGTATGACCCAGAGGGTAAATATAAGAAGGGTGACGGTCAGTATGTAGAGGACTACGACACTGCATATAACATGGCAAAAGACTTTGATCCAAATGCAGTTAAAGAGGCAGAACGACTTGCAGCAATTATCGATAAAAAAGCTGCTGTATCTAAGGGTGTTATATCAAAAGAAGAAATATCTAAGCGTGTTAGTCTAGCTCAGAAGGCTTTGAGTGTAATTCTTCCAAACGTAAGGTTTGTGATTCATGACACTGATGAGGCATACCGAAAGGCAGCTGGTGAAGTAAAAGACGAAGATTCATCTGCTGGTACGTATGATTATGTAAATAAGATAATACATATCAATGGAACAAAGGCGAACAAAAGAACTGTAAGCCACGAGGTATTCCATGCGATCATTATTTCTAAGTGTGCTTCAGACAAGCAGCTACAGAAGTTGACAGCTAACATGGTAAATTCTGTACTCAAGTCTTTAAAACAGACTGGTACAAATAAAGATGTTATTGAATATCTTGAAGATTTTGCTGCAAGATATAAAAACGATCCAAGTGTAATGAATGAAGAGCGTCTTGCTGAGTTACACGGTATACTTGGTGAGAACATGATCGAGCTTCCTATACCTACTCAGAACATAATCAAACGATTCTTGGATCGACTTGCAAAGATGTTTGGTCTTAAGGAGATGACTGACCGTGAGGCGGTAGAGTTCATGAACACTATGTCTTCTAAGGTTGAGACTGGTAAGGAGATTACTGCTAAGGAGTTTAAAGCAAGTAAAGGTACAATAAAAGATGCAATAAATAGATTTCAAGCCAACTTTAAAGATGAAGTATCTGGGCTTGAATTTGTCTATGATGAAAATGGAAAAGATTTTTCTGATCTAGAAAATGATGGATTTATAACAAAAAATAAATCTATTGTAGATTTTAATGGTAAATATGTTTTCTTTCATCAA